TGGAATGCACAATGGATGCAAAATCCAACTTCAGAAGAAGGTGCAATTATAAAACGAGAATGGTGGCGTAAGTGGGAAAGAGATTTTATACCTCCTCTTCAACATGTCATACAAAGTTATGATACTGCATTCATGAAAAAAGAATCAGCGGATTATTCGGCAATAACAACTTGGGGAGTTTTCTATAACAATGAAGACTCAGGACCTCAACTTATTTTGCTAGATGCTGTAAAAGATCGTTTTGAATTTCCTGAGCTTCGAAGGATAGCATATCAACAATATCAGTATTGGCAACCAGAAACTGTGCTTATAGAAGCTAAAGCATCAGGATTACCTTTAACATATGAATTGCGAAAAATGGGTATCCCTGTTATAAACTATACACCTTCAAAAGGTAACGATAAGCACACTAGGGTCAATTCTGTTGCTCCTTTGTTTGAAGCAGGTCAAATATGGGCACCTGTAGACAAAGAGTTTGCACAAGAAGTGATTGAAGAGTGTGCTGCGTTTCCCTATGGAGATCATGATGATCTAGTGGATTCAATGACACAAGCAGTCATGCGCTTTAGACAAGGTGGCTTTGTAGATCACCCAGAGGATTACAAAGATGAACCTATAATTAGAAACAATAAAACATATTACTAACTATGAAAAAATACGTTGACCTAATACAATTGTTAGAAGAAATTTTTGGCAAAGGTTCTGTTTCTAGAACTATTGGTACTCGTACAAACGTAGTTAGATTTCCAAAAGGTAAACAACCTATAGATCCAACAAGAGCTGAACTTGATATAGAAGGCACTGCTGTAAAGAATCCTGATTTAGTACAAACGATTAAAAATTCTATTGAAGATAGAATGGGTGACATTACTAAAATGAACGATCAAGAATTATTAACTTATACTGCAAACGTTAGAAGATTAAAAAATTTTGAAAACCCACCAAAGTTACCAGAAGCAGATGTTGTAAAATTTGGAAGCGGTGAAGAAATAAAAGGAAAAGGTTTAGAACAATTAATTGAGAAACAAGGAACAAGATTTCCACCTACTACAGACATAGGTAAGTTAGAAGCTTTTGGTAAAAAATTAGAAAAATTTGTAGAAGAGACTAGTCCAGAATATTTAGCTAAACAAGAAGCTGAACGAAGAGCTATGATTGCAAGACAATATGAAGGTAAAGGTTATGCAGGCGGTGTCTTTGGTCCAAGTGGAAACTATAGAGCGGTTGCTAGAGAATTTTTACTTGATCAAAATGCAAAAGGAAAAATTAAGTTAGATGCAGATACACTTAGAAATTTAGAAGAACGTAATTATCTTTCTGGTGGTCAACCTTTAATGTACGCAGATCCAATTAGAATAATGCGTTATCATTATGGAGATGATGTGTTTGAAAAAATTCCATTAGATAAAATACCTACAGGTGCGCGATCTGAAATTTTAGATGTAATGTCTAAAGTAGAAGCACCACCAATTAAAACAGAAGCTCCTAAAACTCCAGGCGGATATTTAACTCCAGGAGAGTATAGAGCAAACATAGAAGAACTAAAACAAATTGAAGATGCAATTAGAAGACGTGAAGCTAGATTTGCAGATATGACAGAAGAAGAAATTCAAAATGAACTTGCACAATATGGTGGCAAAAGATCTTCTTTTGAAATGGGACTTGAATCTGATTATCCAGAAGAATATGCAAAATATAAAGAACCAAAAAAACCAGAACCAGAAGAAAAAGCAGACGGTGGAAGAATAGGATACAACAAAGGGAAACGAGTAATGTCTTCTATTGATAAATTATTAGAGGATATGAATAAAAAACTTTCAAAGAAAAAATCTATGGAAACTGTTAATCCAAAAACTGGTGAAGTAACAATTCCTAAAAAACCAATTAGAAAAGCAGAAGAACCAACAGGTGTAACAGTTATGGATCCTGAACCTGATATTGTAGATGAAAGATCAATTACAAAAACAAAAAATAAAACTACTCAAAGATATGATCAGGACATAATTAGAGCGGCTAATAATATATATCCAAATTATGATGATCCAAAAATTGCAGCAGATCAAATTGTAGATTCTTATGCTCAAATGAAATTTGATTTAGAAGATCAATATGGTCTTTCTAATAAAGAACGTATGGATTTGTACACTCAAGCTTATGATTACGTTATGGACTACAATAGAGGTGTTATTAAAAAAACAGCCGATGAATTAAATCAATTAGATGAATTTGATATTACAAATAGAGAGCCGAATAATAAAGGTGGATTTATATAATGAGCGAAATTGAAAAATATAAAAAGTATCTTCGCTTCAAAGCAAACCCCCGTTACTTGCGACGCGATTTTATTGTCCCGTTATACACAGGAACTGAACCGGACATTGTTCCAGAGACGAGTGTCGAGCAACAGGGAGCTGTGCAAGAGTTTAATGATGGAGGGAGAGTCGAGAGACAGGGATTTGCTAAAGGATCTGTACCACCAGGATATATAACTGGAAAAGAATTGGAAGAACTGACTGGTATTCCAAATCTTTCAGTCAAAGCAAAAGAATTAATGTACGCACCAAAAGAATACAAAAGACAGAAAAATTTATTTGGAGATTTTTATAAAAAACAATTAAAGGCAAAATATTTTGATATAGGTCAAGGCGGAAAGTATGGAACTTTGCATTATAAAAAACCTACCGCCGAACAGATAGAAACAATGAAAGAATATCATTTAAGAAGAGGAGCTAAATATGGAGTTTCAAAAGCTACGGCAGATAGAATGAAATTATTTCATAATGATCCTAAACTTAGAAATTATGTTCGTAATGGAAAACTTATTCCAGATGAATTGTTAAAAGAATATGGAGTTACAAGAAACGAAGCTGCACAATCAACTTTTAGATTAGCACAAGCATATAATGGAAAAAAGTTTGTAAATGTAGATGTTGGTATACCTAAAAATAGAAGCGCTGGAAAAAAATTATTTGAAGAAATAGATAAAGCTCCTTTTGGCAATCCATATAAAATGGCTCAATATAAAGAAGCTTTAAATACTATTACTGAAGGTATTGGGGATAAATATTTTGAAACTACAACTTTTGAAAACATGAAAAGAGAAGCTAGAAGAATCTTACAAAAAGAAAAAATAGAAGTATTTGATCCAACCATCAAAGGTTCAAAAGGAATTAATGTTAATGAATTAACTGGAGTAACAGCATCTTCAAGAAATAAATCTTTTCCTTATTCACAATTTATTAATTTAATGGAGGGAAATTTAAATACAAAAGCATATGCTGGTTTTAATAAACAATTTGAAAAATATGAGAAAGATTTACAAAATGAAATTGCAAAAGGAAACAAAGGAAATCCTAATAAAATAATTAAAGAATATAAAAATTACACAAAAGATTTTTTAGGTGGTTTAGAAGATGTTGATAAAGCTCAAATAGAAAAATTAGGTTTACCAGAACTTAGTTTAAAAGATCCTACAGAATTATATGGTAAAAAAAGAACATCTCAATTACTGAGTCAAGGTTTAGATTTACCTGGTTCTTATAAAGAATTAGGATATAGTATTAAAGTTCCAAAAGGCACTGCTACTTTAAAAGAATTTATTAATAATCCAGACGTAAGAAATAAAGCTATTCAAATGATAGGAGATCTTGCTTGTGGTGCACGAGCAAAAGCAATGAATGGAGGAAGAATAAACTTTTCTGAAGGATCTGATTGTTTTAATAAAGGATTAAAAATATTAGAAGAAGGTAATTTAAATAAACAACAATTAACATTAGCTGAAAAAGCAATTGCTAGTGCAGATGAAGCTGCACCAGTATTAAAAAATATTTTAAGTAAAGCTGGAAGTGGAATTAAATTTACAGGAAGAGGTGTTACAGAATTATTATCTATTGGAGCAGGTCCACTAGGTCTTGTAGCAGGAGCTGCTTTAGAAACAGGTTTTGCATTACCATATCTTGCAGAGGGAGATTATAAACAAGCTTTAAGACAATCTATATTTGGTCAAGTTCCACAACTGTTAGGATTTGATGTTGGATCTAGAAGTGAAGATGTTTTAAAAGTTGCAAAAGAAGCAGGGGCTAATCCTGATTTAGTTAAAAAATATGTAGAACTTGAAAAAAATATGAGAGAGCAAGATGAAATTATAAAAAAACTTAATGTACTAGATGAACTAAGACCTCGATATGCAAATAATCCAGGAGGTGCTGCGGATATTGATTTACAAATTAAAAGACTTGAAAATAAACTTAAACCTTCAGAAGAATATTTAACTAAAAATGTTTATAGTCCAAAAGAATTTAATCAAATAACAGATGAATATCTAAAAGCTGGAAAATATTTTGTTAATAAAAATTATGAAAGAACTTTACCTATTTTTGATAAATCAGAAGAAGCAATAAAAAAATCACAAAGCGAATTATTTAAAGAATCTATAACTCCAATTGTTGGGGAAGATCAAAGTGAAAAATTATTAAAACAAAAAGGAGTATTATATGAAAAACCTATTGAAACAGAAACAATTCCAGAAGAATTACCAAGCGAATATAAAGTTTCAGCAGCAGAGGGTGGTTATATAGATTATATTAGAGATTATAATAAATACGCGCGCGGGGGAAGAATTCATTTAAGTGAAGGTGGAAAAGGTCCTAAATTATCTAGAAGAGGATTTTTAGGGTTTTTAATGGGAGCTGCTTCATTACCATTTGTAGGTAAATTAATGAAAGGTAAAAAAGGAATTCAAGCTGCAAAAGTTGCAACTAAAGTTTTACCAAAAGTTTCAGGAATGCCAGAATGGTTCCCGTCACTAGTAGCAAGAATCGAGAAGGAAGGAATTGATATATCTCCTAAAGCAACAAGAGTTGAAGATATTAGAACAGTTAAAAAAATAGAAGTACCTGTTGCTGGTGAAAAAAAACCAGACATAATTACAATGACTCAATACCCAGACGGTACTATTCATATTGAAGCAGATGTTTACGGAGGTTCATTTGATTCTCCATTTGATTTACATTACAAACCACCTAAATCAGATGTGGATTTAGAAACAGGAAAAGCTATCAATTATCCTGGAGAATTTAGTGTAATGGAAAGTAGACCACGTCCCGTTTATGATCCACATAGTGCTGATTGGGAATTAGAGTACGAAAATATGTCTGTTAAAGATGCAGTAAGTGATCTTGAAAGAGTTGAGAAAATTGCAACTGGAAAAAGAATACATCCAAAAAGAGTTCAACAGAGAGAAAAAGCTAGAGTGAATGTAGAAGAAAATCCATATGATGATATTATAAATAGATATGGAGAAGTAGATACTCCTGATTGGTGGGACCCTAATGATTAAACCTAAAAGATTAACTAGAACAATACCTCCATTACGTGGGCCTAACCCGCAAGGCTTGAATATTAGTTATAATACTGTTAGAACAGTTAAATCGGAGAAAACAACAAATGGCAGAAATAGAAAAACCTATTCCAACAATAAGTAGACCTTTGACTCCTGAACAGGAGACAGATCTTGTTATTAGTGAAACAGAAGAGATGCCAACATCTCCAACTGAAGTTACTGAAAACGAAGATGGTAGTGTTGATATAAATTTTGATCCAACAAAAGATCTATCAGGTGAAACAGAATTTAATGCAAACCTTGCTGAAGTTATTGATGAAACAGTTTTAAATAGATTAGGATCAGAACTTTATCAAGATGCACAATCTTACAAAGATTCAAGAGCAGATTGGGAAAAGGCTTATACTCAAGGATTAGATTTATTAGGATTTAAATACGAATCAAGAACAGAACCATTTCAAGGTGCATCAAGTGCAACTCATCCAGTTTTAGCAGAAGCTGTTACACAATTTCAAGCTTTAGCTTACAAAGAATTATTACCACCAGAAGGACCTGTTAGAACACAAGTAGTTGGTGCAACAACTCCTGAAATAGAAGATCAAGCAGAACGAGTTTCTGAATTTATGAATTATCAAATCATGGATGTCATGAAAGAATATGAACCTGAATTTGATCAGATGTTATTTTATTTACCATTATCAGGATCTACATTTAAAAAAGTTTATTATGATGAAATTCTTGGAAGAGCGGTATCTAAATTTATTCAAGCTCAAGATATAATTGTTCCATACACAGCAAGTTCATTAGAAGATGCAGAAGCAATTATTCATGTTATTAAAATTTCAGAAAACGAATTACGTAAACAACAAGTAGCAGGATTTTATAGAGATATAGAATTAAAAGCATCTGATGAACTAACACAAGATGATGATGTTAGATCTAAAGAAAGACAATTAGAAGGTGTTACGATGAGTGGTCAAACAGAAGATGTTTTCACTTTATATGAATGCCATGTTAATTTAGATTTAGAGGGATTTGAAGATAAGGATTCTTCTGGTGAGCCCACAGGAATTAAACTTCCATATATTGTAACTATTGAAGAAGGATCTAGAGAAGTTTTATCAATAAGACGTAATTATTCTGAAACAGATCCTAAAAAACAAAAAGTACAATACTTTGTGCACTTTAAATTTTTACCGGGATTTGGATTCTATGGTAATGGTTTAATTCAAATGATTGGTGGTTTATCTAGAACTGCAACTCAAGCATTAAGACAATTATTAGATGCAGGAACATTATCTAATTTACCTGCAGGATTTAAACAAAGAGGAATTAGAATCAGAGATGATGCTCAATCTATTCAACCGGGTGAATGGAGAGACGTAGATGCACCTGGAGGAAATTTAAGAGATGCATTTATGACTTTACCTTATAAAGAACCTTCACAAACTTTATTAGCATTAATGGGGGTCGTGGTTCAAGCAGGTCAGCGCTTTGCTTCGATAGCTGACATGCAAGTAGGGGATGGGAATCAGCAAGCAGCAGTGGGCACGACCGTGGCTTTGCTGGAAAGAGGAAGCAGAACA